GACAAAATGAGTGAAACATATAATATTGAGTGGCTCAAGAAAGCCACGTTTGAAGAACTTGACGCGGCCATGAATGACGTAACCACACGTCGTTTGGTAGAGCCTGTCTTGAGAACACCTCAAGGCGAAGCCATCGCCAAGGGCTTAATCGAAGGGGCGAAGAGTCGCTCCGAGAGTTCTTACAATATGGCGTGGCTTGAAACAGCCACCTATGAGCAGTTGAAAGCGGCGTTGAAAGATGCTAACGCCCGCCCGCAGTTAGAGAAGCTCATGCGTACCCCGAAGGGTGCGAATATCGCGTCGCAGCTCATCAACGGGACTCGTCCACAACCCGAGGCAGCGCCGGTTGTTGTAACGCCGGAAGAGCAAGCACAGATTGACGCCGATACAGCTCGCGCAGATGCAGAAGCCGCAGAAGCCGCGCGCATCACAGCCGAGGAAGCCGCTCGAAACACGCCACCCGCGGCAACGGCAGAAGAGAAGAAAAAGATTGTCGTTGATTACCAAGTCACCGATGAGAAAGGCGTCGCAATCGGACGTCCGACCCACATCGAAGGCTGGACTAACGAAGAAGTTATTGAGAAATTGAAAGCGGCTCACGTTAATGCTGTTCGCTACGCTGAGCGCATCAAGAAGAGCCAGCTCATCAACACGCAAGCCGTCGCTCATCAAGATAAAGTGCGTGCCGAAGTTAAGAAATTTGAAGAAGAAGCAACAGAAGCTTTAGAGGTCGCCACAAAAGAAAAAGACCCGGCGAAGCTTCAAGATGCAATTAAGAAGGTCTCCCGAGCCGAGCGCGAAGCACAGATTGCTCGCGAAGCTTTAGAAGCACAAGGCCGAATCATTGCCAAAGTGTGGATGGAAGACCACAAAGACGATTTTCAACCTTGCGACGCAAGTAAGAACATCATAGGTGCTTGGCTCTCGAAAAATAATCGTGAGTTCACTTATGAGAATCTCGAACTAGCTTACGAGGCAACGAAACACCAACTGCCTGCACCAACACGGCAGGCGGTTGAAGAAGTACCCGCGGAGACGGCGTCAAATGCGCCTGAAGCCGCAACTGTAGCTCCCGCAGCACCAGCCGCGTCAATCACGCCGCCTGCCGCCGCAGCCGCAGTACCAGTATCTACAGCAACTCCGCCCGCGGTTACTCCTCCCGCGGCGGCCACAGCCCCGTCATCGACGCCTGTCGCAGCGATAAATACGCCAGCGGCCCGCCGACCGGGAGTCAACGGAAGTCTGCCACCGGGTTCGTTAAGTGCACAGCGACCATCGGAACAAGCAGCTCCGCAAACGACTACAAGAGCCGAGTTGATGAAGAGCATCGCAAAGATGCCCCCGACTGAATACCGTAAAAAGTTGCAAAGCTCGAAAGAATTTCGAGAACAACTTGTAGCGGCGGGGATTATCGACGCAGCTTATCGAGCCTAAGAAAAGGCTATCCCCCGAGGATAGAGAACTACCATGGCGGGACCAAACCCATCAGGAAACGCAGTATCAAACGTACTCACCGCGCAGGCGATTCTGTTCGACAAAGAACTGATTCCCAACCTAAAAGGTGAGACCGACGCATTCGTAGCCGCAGCCGAGCGTCGTGTACAGGGGCTGAACATGGGCGTAAACCGCCAGTTCTTCACCTACAACACACTTTCGGGTGATGTTGTGCAGAACCAAGACGGCGTAGTTGGAAGCCCTGAAGTTATCACGCAGCAATCCGCACCGGCGCAAGTCGGCGAGTGGAACAACTACGCGAACTTCTCGGCATTCGCGATTGCTAGCTCCATCGACCAGCTCGTTGGGAACAGCGCAATCGAACTCGGCTACCAAGCCGGGCAGTCTATCTCGGAACTATACAGCGCAGTTGCTGATAGCGCATCCGGCGTGGACGCGAACGTTAACCAGAGCGCGCTTCTAGCAACGCCCTTCACTCTCGACTTGGCAACAATTCGTGAACTGAAGCAGCAGCTGGTTTCCGCAAACGTGCTTCCTTGCAAGCGTGGGAAGTTCATGGGCGCAATCAGCCCGAACGTTCTTGGCGATATTTACAACGCCACGACCGTGAACAACTCAATCGTTGACTTCTGGAAGTACTCCAACAACGAAAAGTTCGACAAGATGGCTGGCGCAGACCAGACCATGGAAATCGAACTACCGGGCACAAACATTGTGTTCCGTCAGACCCCGTTCGTTACCAAGACCGCTAACTACAGCGGCTCTGGTAAGACCGCGTACCGCACCTACATCTTCGGCAACTATGCGATGATTGGCGTGTGGCTACAGGTTCCGGGCGACACCGACCTCGATGAGGGCGACTGGCGCACGATTGACTGCCGCGTTATAACAGACGCGCCGCCGTCGTCGTTCGACCCGACCGCAACAATTGGGGGATGGTGCTCGTACCGCTTCCACCAGACGGTAACCCTACCGCCTGCCACGGGTCTTAACACCCAAAGAATCAGATACATAGACACAGTTCCGGCTATCCAATAAGATACCGTTACTAGTTTATGTATACACAAACCTCTTGACATGAGTTGCAACTTATGTTAGGATTAAGAGTGGGAGGGTTTGCCTCAAACAAATCCTCCAACTCGCTCTTTTGAGGAGAGCAAATGATAGTATATCTAATTACGAACATTATTAACGGCAAACGATACGTCGGACAAACATCAAAGACCCTAAACTGCCGTTTGCACCAACATCAAATCACTAAAAGCTGCTCCGCATTACGAAACGCCATAGATAAATACGGGATACAAAACTTCAACGCAGAAGTGCTGCTTTCAGATTTAACAAAAGAGCTCGCCGTAGAATTTGAAATAGAGCTTATTGAAAGATATAAAACAAAAGCGCCGAATGGTTATAATTTAACAAAGGGCGGAGACGGCGTAAGAGAACCCACCGAAGAAGAAAGAAAAAGACGCTCCATCACGGCCTTAGGAAACAAACATTCGGTCGGCGTCGTTCGTAGTCCCGAGTACCTTAAAGCATTATCAGAAAGATTCAAAGGTCGCATTTTCTCAGAAGAACACAGACGTAAAATGTCCGAAGCGGCATCCGCAAGAGTCGTCTCTCAGGAAACAAAAGATAAACATCGTGAAGCAACAAAACGTCTTGGCCTACGACCGCCGATTTTAACATCAGAACAAGCGGCGGAAGCCGGTAGAATATCAGGGCACAAGCGTTACCACGTTAATCGCAATATCAAGAAAGCGGGGTGTAAACTCTGCGAAGGACAATAGAATGGGAGTTGACAATCGCATCAGAACTGTAGAGGGTTTGAAAGACACAAACGAACCTTGGAAAGCGTACCGAGACATCGACGCCACGCAAGAAACGTTCGCAAAGTATTACGCAGGCGGCACTCCGGACTGGATGAAGTGGCCGCAAGATTATAAGAATTTCGCCCGCGAAGAATTCCTCAAAGTCAGAGAGGAATCGCAGGCAATGGCCTTGCAATACCAACTTGACGACCAAGCTGATTTGACCAACCGCGTAGCTCGCATGGTCAACCCGATGTCTACAAGAGATTTTATCGCGAAGCTTCGCGCTAACGACATCAAGTGCTTCACGGTCGACAACGGCTTCCCGCCGCAAACAGTTGCTTTGTGGTGTATGCCGCCGAGACAGAATCGCCGCGCTCGTTATATTTGCTACATGCAAGTCCCGGCGATGTATGAGTGGAGCGTCTTGAAAGAAGACGTGTATGGCAAGCCGATGGGGGAAGACTTCCGCGGCTGGCGCACCGTAATTATTCAGCTCATTGAGAAAGAGATTTTGACCGAAGCGCAAGCTCACCAGATTTTTGGAAATCCTTCGAGTAATCCCGTATTTAGTCGCTACCACCAATCGTTGTGGGAAATCCGCAACGGCAAGAAGTACACTGAAGACGAGCTTCACGCGAACGACGTTTAGCAGTAAAACAGCCCACCACGCAGGCTTGACAGAGGCGCGGAACAATGGTCGAAGCAGCAACACAGTACGCCTAGACCCTAAGGAAAAATCATGACGAACCATCAGAATCAGCAAGGCGGAGCCCCGTCTCAAGACGCGGCCAAAGCACCAACAGCATCAGCGGTATTAGGCGAAGGCAAAGATGTATTGACCCAGCTACTCGGGTTGATGATGTTGAAGGAAGCGCGCGAGCAAGAAAAGATTGAAGGTGAAGCCGCAGCGCTGGCGCAACGCAATAAAAAGCGCGCCGAAAATAACAAGGAACACGATTCTCGATTGCTCCTACGTCAAGCTCGTTGCCGCCACTTAAAAGGCGCGACCAGTACGGCAAAGAATCCAACAATCGATTACGCCGTATATCAGCACACATTTATTAACGCCGACACCTATATCCGCTGCCAGATTTGTGGCGCGCGTTGGAGACCGGAAGACACCGTTGATTTCTTGGTTCGCAACGGTCGAAAGATTTCGAATCACACGAAGAAAGGTTGGCGAGAAGCAAGCGACATGCTTCAACAGTCGACGAACACCAAGACGATGTCCGAGATTCCGTTCGCATCCTTGTACAAGGCTCAAGCCGAAGGCAAGTATGTCGCAGCTTCGGACGCGTACGGACAGCAAACCAATCTCAAGATTGTTGATGAGAAGGGTAACGAAGTTTCGTCTGTAGAGCTCTAAAATCCCCAAGGGAGTC